CTTCACTTGAACTATCTTCTACCACAACAACAAATATTACCGCTACGGGTGGTGCTACAGTAACAGGAGCGCTGACAGTTAGCAGCACTTTGACTGCTAGTAGTGGTGTTGTAGTAACAGGAAATTCTTCGGTTGATGGTACGTTATCTTCTACTGGAATATTTACTGCGCCAAAAATCGTTCTGACTGGCGCTGTGACGCCAAGCAATAACAATACTGAGGGCTTTGCTGTCGGTACTACTTTTTGGGATTCTGGCTATGTTTATGTTGTTGTTGACACCAATGTGATCAAGAGGGCTGCCTTAGCAACCTTCTGATGATACTGCTTGATGATGATACTTTTGATGAGTTTGCGATTGCTAACTATAACAATCCAAATTGCGTTTCTGTTTTAGAGTTTTTGGATGATCTTAAGAGAATAAGATATGTTAAACGACTGATAAAAAAGTTTGCGGAACGCGGCGAGTTGCGAGAGAGGTTGATACTAAATCACATAATCTTCCTCTCAAATAACTTTGGGATTGATGGCACAATGACGATGTTGAGATACAAGGTCGGGAAAGAAAACGTAAATATATTGAATTCTTTTTTGATATTTCTGAATTATTGTGATATACTAGTAGAATATGATGAAGATTTACTTTTAAAACTAAGAGAACTTATTTAATGTCAACACTAGTAGATTTGTACGTTGTTTATCGCATTTTGCGCAAGTTGACTACGCCTTTTGATAAGTGGGATGCGTATAAAACTGGTGTGATTGATGCTTCAGGAAACATACTGAAAAAATCAAAAGATCGGCTAACCAACGTTGAGCAAAAATCCTTCAACAAATTTGACTTGATGATTTTAAAACTCAAGAAACTTCTAGAAAAGTTGCCTGGTGGTAAGACCAAGTTTGCTTCATATGCAGCCGCATTGCTCTTAATCAAAGAGGGCGAAGAGATTGGCGATAACGACGAATTGCTCTCGGAAAGACTTGACGCATATCTTGCTGGAGAGAACAGTAATCTCGTAGAACAGATTTATGAAAGCTCAAATTTAGAAGACGAGTATGGTAAATCGTTCGTCAATTCTGCACTCCAAATCAAAGCACAGAAAAAGAAGGTTAGCGAACTTAAGAAGAAACTTGACGCATTCGGTGGGAAGAGTTCGGCGGGTTTGACTTCCGATGAAACACGAGCCAACCCCAAGTGGAAGTCAACAAAATCACAATTAGACGTTGAGTTTAAAAAGTTGCAAAATATGAACTCTGTGATGACAAAAACGTTTGGTAAAGAAATGCGAGATTTGAGGAACAACGATAGGAAAGCATATCAAGAATTGTTCGTCAAAGAAGAAATCGCTAATAATGTGGGTGGCGGTAATATTGCAGGAATGGATCGTGGTAAGCCTGTAGCGAAAGTTCGTCGTAAAAAGTTTGCTGAACATGATGTTTTCGTTGTTGACTCCGATCGTTATATGAAATCTAGGTTTGGTAAGAAGAAGTATCGCCCATACGAAGAGTGTGTTGGTGACGATGAGATTGGATGTGCTATACGCGAGTACGGTCTGAAAAACCCCAACAAACCTATCATCATTGAAGATGAAACTACCGGTGCTATGATATTTCTCCGTTACGGTAAAACTGGAATATTTACCGACAAATAACTTGACATAACTGGTATTTTTTGTTATTATATCAACTCGAAATACGAGTGTAATATTATGAGCATGTGGCTAGATCAAAAGTATGTTGGTATACTATCTATTCATTTAGATCAATTTAAACGCAAAGGTGGTTATAACTTCAACTTCCGGTGTCCGATATGCGGCGACAGTCAAAAAAATAAGACTAAGGCCCGAGGATACATATTTGGACAGAAGGGTGGGTTGTTCTATAAATGTCACAACTGCCAAGCTGGTATGTCATTAGGAAACCTAATAAAAGCTGTGAACACCAATCTATATCGTGAGTATTCTTTGGAAAGGTATGCGTCGGGAGAAACTGGAAAGAAGGCGCACAAAGAGCACAGTTTTGTGTTCAAGCCTGTAAGATTTGAGAGCAATCAGAAATCACTTTTTGATACAGTTCTAAAACCTATAAAAAATTTTGATAAAGATCACGAAATCATCAAATACGTGCATTCTAGAAAAATCCCAAGTCATAGATATAATACACTATACTATGTTGAGAACGTACAGGACCTAAAAAAGTTGGCGTCAGGATATGATGACAAGATTGTGACCAGCGAACCTAGATTGGTGTTACCCTTCTATAACAGAAAAAATAAATTAGTTGGGCTATCCGCGAGAGCGATTCGGGGCGAACAGTTTCGCTATATAAATCTGAAGATTGACGATAATGATCCTATGATTTTCGGTATTGACAAGGTTGACACAAATGATGTGATATATGTAACTGAAGGGCCTTTAGATAGCCTGTTCCTTCCAAACTCGGTTTCGGTGGGTAATGCAAATCTCAGGGTTGCGGCAGAACATCTACCAAAAGAAAAGCTTGTTTTGATATATGATAATGAGCCTAGAAATAAAGAGATAGTCAAAAACATACAACGATCTGTCAATGACGGATTTAGTGTTTGCGTCTGGCCTAAATCTTATAAAGAAAAAGATATAAACGACATGATAATGAAGTCGAGCACCACAGAAGAAGAACTTCTTTCTACTGTGAAAGACAGAACGTTTGTTGGACCAAGATTATTGTTAGAATTTAACAGTTGGAGAATATAAAAAACAATGAAAGATGAACTACATGGTATCAAAGTAGACTATTCACGAGATGAGTTATTTGACGAGTTGGGAATAAAAAGACTCAAAGAGTCGTATATGAAAGATGATGAGGTTTCGCCGCAAGAGAGATTTGCGTTTGTTAGTTCGAAGTTTGGGAGTAACCCAGAACACGCACAAAGATTGTATGACTATAGCAGCAGACACTGGTTGTCGTACTCAACACCAATTTTATCATTTGGGAGAAGCAACACAGGATTACCCATTTCGTGCTTCCTTCCATACCTTCATGATAGTGCAGAGGGATTGGTTGAGTGTTTGTCTGAAGTTAATTGGCTGAGTATGCTGGGTGGTGGTGTGGGTATCGGTGTTGGTATTCGTAGTTCCGATGAAAAGTCTGTGGGCATTATGCCGCACATAAAAACTTATGACGCTAGTTGTTTAGCGTATCGACAGGGGAGAACTCGCCGAGGAAGTTACGCAACGTATCTTGATATTTCACACCCTGACATCATTTCTTTTCTTGAGATGAGGAAGCCCACGGGTGATCCTAATATGCGAGCATTAAACCTGCATCACGGTATCAACATCACAGACGATTTTATGAACGTCATAGAAAAATGTATGATTGACAATAATTATGATGATACTTGGGAACTTAAAGATCCGCATAACGGTGAAGTCAAAGACACGATATCAGCCAAGTATTTGTGGCAGAAGATTATCGAGAATAGAATGCTGACGGGTGAGCCCTACATGCACTTTATTGATACGTCTAACGAAGCGATGCCACAAGCACAGAAAGATTTGGGGCTATCTATCAAGCAATCAAACTTATGTAGTGAAATCATTCTACCTACCGATAAAGATAGAACTGCTGTGTGTTGTTTGTCTTCATTGAATCTTGAGTATTATGACAGTTGGAGTAAGAACTCATTATTCTTACGTGATGTTGCTGAAATGTTGGATAACGTTCTGCAGTATTTCATTGACAACGCGCCGGCAGGAATCTCTCGTGCAAAGTATAGTGCTATGCGCGAGAGATCTATTGGTATTGGTGCTCTGGGTTTCCATGCATATTTGCAGTCGAAGAACCTTGCTTGGGAGAGTGCTATGGCAGTCTCAGCCAACAACAGAATGTTTACCTATATAAGTAAGAAACTGAATGAAGTAAATCTAGAACTAGGCGAAGAGCGTGGCGTTGCACCCGATGCTAACGGCACAGGCAAACGGTTTAGTCACATGATGGCAATCGCACCAAACGCAAGCAGTTCTATTATTATGGGAAACACCTCACCATCTATCGAACCGTATCGAGCAAATGCTTACAGACAAGACACGCTTTCCGGATCGTTCTTACATAAGAATAAGTACCTTGATAAGATAATCGCGGATGCTGCCGAAGGGAAACCTGAAAACTGGTATGATGATGTTTGGAGTTCCATTATTGCAAACGATGGTTCTGCTCACCACTTGACATGGTTGGAGGATTATCAAAAAGACGTGTTCAAAACCTCAATGGAAATTGATCAGCGATGGATTGTGCAACACGCATCCGATAGACAGCAATTTATTGATCAAGCACAATCTTTGAATTTATTTTTTAGACCAGATGCAAATTTGAAATACATTCACGCAGTGCATTTTATGGCGTGGAAACAAAAGTTAAAGACGCTTTACTATTGCCGTTCGGAGAAGATCGGAAAGGCAGATAAAGTTGCTAAGAGAATAGAGAGAGAGGTAATTAAAGAGTTGGATATGAGTGCCATCATCGATGGTGATTTGTGTCTCGCGTGTGAGGGATAATATGAAAAATCAAGAATTAGTTTTAACGGACGAAAGATCTTATTTCAAACCATTTAACTATCCGTGGGCGTATGATGCGTGGCTGAAGCATGAGCAAAGTCACTGGCTTCATACAGAAGTTCCTATGGTGGAAGATGTAAAAGATTGGAAGAAAAAACTTACAGAAGAAGAAAGATATTTTTTAACAAACATCTTCAGATTTTTTACGCAGGGTGACATTGATGTTGCTGGTGGATACGTAAAGAATTATTTGCCATATTTTCCTCAACCAGAAGTTCGAATGATGCTCATGGGGTTTGCTGCTCGTGAGGCGCTGCATATCGCAGCATACTCGCATCTTATCGAAACTATTGGTATGCCAGAATCTACTTATTCAGATTTTCTTGAGTATCAAGAGATGAAAGAAAAGCACGACTATGTTCTTGAAATATCTTCAAAGAACGGTGATAGGGCGTCGACCGCCACCCACATAGCAGTATTTTCTGCGTTTACAGAAGGAATGCAACTGTTCAGTTCATTCATTATGTTGCTGAACTTTCCTCGGCACGGTAAGATGAAGGGTATGGGGCAGATCGTTACTTGGTCTATTGTTGATGAAACAATGCATGCTGAGTCTATGATCAAACTGTTCCGCACCTACATCGAAGAAAACAGAGACATCTGGACCGATGAACTAAAAGGTAAAATTTACAGTATTGCAGAACGGATGGTGGAACTGGAAGACAAGTTCATTGACCTAACTTTTAGTATGGGTGAAATGGAAGACCTAACTCCGGAGCAAGTGAAGAAATATATTCGTTACATTGCTGACAGGAGGCTGATTAGTTTGGGAATGAAAGGTTTATTTAAAGTGAAACGCAATCCATTGCCTTGGGTTGAGTCTATGATCAACGCACCGACACACACAAACTTTTTTGAGAACCGAAGCACAGACTATGCAAAAGGTGCTATGGTAGGGAAGTGGGATGATGTCTGGGGTGATGCGTCTAAATAGAGGAGTATGTATGAAATCAATCAAAGTATTTTGCGAGGAGTGCAACTCAGAATTCCAGATAGATTATGTTGATACGGCAGTAGAAGCTAAATTCTGCCCGTTTTGTGCTGAGACTCTAGATGAAGATCTTATGACTGAAGCAACAGCAACTTTTGAATGGCCGGAGTTTGACGGCTGGGAGAATCCGGAGGAAGATGATTTGCTAAAGAGCTAATGTGGAAATATAAAAATCAAGAGTTTATGTCTGAAATGATTGGTGACTCTTATGGATTCGTCTATGAGATCACCGACACAGAAAATAAAATGAAGTATATTGGTAAGAAGTGGTTTTGGAGCACGAGGAAAAAACCCCCGCTGAAAGGCAAAACCCGAAAGCGTATAATAAAAACCGAATCCGATTGGATGAAGTATTACGGGTCGAGCGAAGAAGTCAAACTCCTAGTTGAGCAGGAAGGTACCGAAAGATTTGCACGAGAGATCTTGAGGTTGTGTAAGACTAAGGGCGAATGTAGCTATTGGGAACTAAAATATCAGCTGGAATATGATGTTCTATTGAAGCCCGATGAGTACTACAATTCTTTTGTTGGAGCAAAAATACACAGGAACCATGTAATATGAGTGAAATTATGAAAGAATCTAACGTAGTAAGAAATCCAGTACCAATTGGGTTTATCTTCAACATATACCTCAGCGGTGATATCAAATCATCTGAAGAATATCTTGATGCTTTTGAGGTAATAAGAAACGCACAGCAGAATGATATCGTCTACATCCACATCAACTCACATGGCGGTGATGTTTCCACAACCATACAGTTTATTCGTTGTATGGGAGATTCTAAAGCGCACATAGTATGCTCGGTTGAAGGCTACTGCATGTCAGCAGCGACTATGATATTTTTGTGCGGAAACTCTTTTGAGATTTCTGACCATTCTGTCTTTATGTTTCACGATTATTCCGGCGGCACGTTTGGCAAGGGTGGAGAAATGTACGATCAAATTACACACGAGCGAAAATGGACCGAGGGCATCCTCCAAGACATCTACCAAAACTTCCTTAACAAAGAAGAACTGGAATCTTTGATTGGTGGTAAGGACATTTGGATGACTGCAAAGGAAGTGTCATCGAGATTGCAGAAACTCAACAAACTCGAAGAAGAAAAAGACAAGAGAAAATCAAAAGCTAAAAAAACTAAATAGTGTATAAATCTACGGAGACTATCATGTTACAAAAAATCAAAGAGTTCTTTTTCGGGAAAAAAGAAGTTCCCGTTGTCGAGGTTCCAAAAAAAGCTCCAGCTAAGAAAGCAGCAGCTAAAAAAACAACCGCCGCTAAGAAAGCGCCAGCTAAGAAAAAGCCTGCGGTGAAACGACCTTCTGCCGCTAAGAAAAAAGCAGAGTAACTGATGGCACAGGAGGGTTTTTTATACGAAGCCAATGTAGCGAAGTGTCTACAAGACTACGGTTTAGTTAAAAAAAACTATGTTCCTGCAGGCGCATCTTCGGATCGACCAGACTTAGATCTTTTTATAAAAGGCATAGAGTATGGGTGCGAATTAAAAAAAGATTTGGCGTCTGCGGGCTCCCTTGTCATAAAATACAATAATGCGGCCGCATCTTTTTCTTTTGGTGACACGAATGGTGCTAAAGAAAAAGAATTTATGAAAGGTTTGGGTGTTACTAATAAGGTGCTTGCCGCCATCAAATCGAAGTGGAAAAAGAAACTTTGGATTGCCGAAGATCGGGATGAAAAGTGGGTAAAAAGATGGGAGGATGCTGGCCAGCCTGACGTTAAGGAAAGGTACAGTCAAGACCTGAAAAACTGTCCAGACATATTTTTTGACTTACCGTCAGACACTATCGAAAAATATTATAACCTAAAAGACACATATTACCTGAATGTTGGTACGCATGGTTTTTTCCTATTGGGGCCTAAAGATCCAGCAAAAATGAACGTCAAAACCACACCCAAAATCCCCAGATGGTCAAACTCCCATCGAGCAGTTCTTAGAATTCGCATACAATCTAAGGGTGTAACAAAAGCTCTCGCTCAAGAGAAGAGTTTAAAGAGGCCCACCGGAGGGCAAGGCTACCAAATAACGATGGAAATACAGTTCAAATCTGTCGCAAAATCGCCGTACAATATCGGTCCAGTCTCAAAAGGCAGTGCAAGTATCATAAAAGGTTTGGTAAAACTGCCATAAAAACTTGACATATGCTCCAAAATCATGTAGAATTACATAGTAATTTGATGATAAGGAGTGGTTATGCAGGTACGTCAGGAGGTCACAGACTGGTCTAAGGCCGATTATAGGGTTCCCCAACACATTTACATCACCTCTGGGTCGATGCTCGTGGGATACGTCCCAGAGGGCACCACAGAAGCGATTATTTTCTCAAATCCAAAAAAACAGTGGAGCCCCTCTCGCCGAAAGTTCCGAAATCTCACCAAAGCCGAGATTAGAGGAATATCTGGAATATAATGTATTCCAAAATTTCATCAAAAAACGCTTGAAATTTGACCCATATTGTGCGATAATAAGTACTTAATCAATCAGAAATGAGAAATGATATGGATTTATCTGTTTCGGCTATTAGATGCGGTGTCAAGGATTATGTCTCAGAGCAGAACCAAGATCACTGGATTGGTACTGCTTATGAAGGATATAAGTTTTTAGGTAACAAACAAAAAGGACAGTTTGGTGAAAAGATTATTGACGATTTGTTCAGAAGTCTCGGATGCAAAGTAACCAAACCTAGCAATACCGGACACGACTCTGTAGTCAACGGTATTCGCATGGAATATAAGTTCTCATTGTCTCAACAGAAGAATGGTATCATTCAGAAGAACTCATGGATGATGAATCATGTTGCTGAAGGTAAAGATTGGGAATGGCTGCTCTTTGCCGGTGTTAATCCTGAGGGCACTGATGATGTTGTAGGGTTGCTTTCTAAAGAAAACTTTGTTAAAATACTCAGAACAGAAAATGAGATTAAGATGAAAGTTCGTGCCAAAGGACAGTTACGTAACAAGTTTTTTGGTGCACAACAAGGTGGTAATAAAGCAGACAATGACGATTGGATGAGTGGTTCTAGATCATTGGTCGCTTTATTAAATTCAGAATATATGATAGGAGTTGACGAATGGTTGCAGACTTACGGTTAGGAAATTGCTTAGAAATTCTACCAACGCTGCCTGATGACAGTGTGGACATGTTGATGGTAGATCTACCCTACGGTACTACTGCTTGTAAGTGGGATAGTATCATACCTCTAGATGAATTGTGGAAACAATACAATCGCATCTGTAAGAAGAATGCTGCTATGGTATTTACGGCTCAACAGCCATTTACGACCACCCTAGCCTCGTCTAATCTTAAAAATCTACGATACGAGTGGATCTGGGAGAAGCCTCAGGGTACGAATCCAATGAATGCTAAAGTGATGCCTCTCAAAGCACATGAAAATGTGTTAGTGTTCTATCGCGCTAAACCCACCTATAATCCTCAAATGTGGTTGTCCACACCATATGGTGGTTTTAAATCAGATACCGCCAAAATTGGTGAAGTCTATGGTTCAGCACAATCAAAACATCGTGACAATCCAGAGGGCACCAGATACCCCAAAAGCGTCCAGAAATGGAAACAAGAGAAAGGTTATCATCCTACTCAAAAACCCGTTTCCATGATGGAATATCTCATTAAGACGTATTCCAACGAAGGTGACACGGTGCTTGATAATACAATGGGTAGTGGCACCACTGGTGTAGCCAGTATCATGTCAAAACGAAATTTTATTGGTATTGAAATGGATTCAAATTATTACGAAATCGCCAAAAAACGCATCTCCGAAGTAGAAAATATCGCCACTCTTAATAACTTTTTAGCATAAGCATATAACAAAACAGTCTAAAAAACCGCTTTACAACCACCTCAATACCTGTTATAATATGTTTTTAATCAATGAGAGATCGAACTATGTCTTACTTAATTCACCAGTTTCACCTGTCAGATGCTGCCCGAGATCACCTGAATTCAGTTGGTTGGAGTGGGGACTTCGGAGAGTTTCCTGAGATTGTAATCCAGCGCGATGTCAAATTCGGTGGTTCTGAGAAATTTGAACCTTGGATGTCAGATCACTTCGCTTCAGTTGCCCGTGTAACCGGTGTCGACACTCTTGAAGATGTGTTTCATGTCGGTAACGGATACGGACCTGAAGGGTCTTGCATTCAGAAGTTCACTCGAATGCATTCGGTTTCTGTGGGTGACATCATCGTCAACGAGAAATGTGGTACTGCTTGGATGTGTGAAAGTGAAGGTTGGTCTAACATTGATTTTGGGAGGATGTTCTAAGATGACGGCACCAACAAAAACTAAATATATTATAAAACGGAGTGACACTATGAAACGTACAATTATTTTTTCTCTTGCAATATTGGTATCTATTTTTTCTGCAACATCTGCTGCCAAGACTATTCAAGCAAAGGTTATCAAATCGATTCCTGTACAGAACACACAAGAATTTGTTGACGAGCGCAGAGTTTGCACTATGAGTCAGGTTCGAGTGCCTAGAGAAGTTCCTGTCTACACACGAGAGCGAAGTACAACTGCGCCTGTAATGGGGGCTGTTATTGGTGCCGCGACTGCATACGCAATTACGAGAACAAAAGAACATCGCAAAAAATCTGCCATTGCTGGTGCGTTGATTGGTGCATATTCTCAGCGCAACAGAACCCGTGAAGTTGTCTCTGGTTACAGAACTGAGTATGTGTTCGAGAACCGAGAGACGTGTGAAACCGAATATGTGCCCCGCAGTGAAACTTATGTTTCTGGGTATCAAGTCACTTATGACTTTTTCGGTGAGACTATGACATCCATCATGCCAGAACAGCCAGGCGAGTATGTCAACATCAGCATCGAAGCAAGCGTATACTAATAGGATTATGTAATGGTTAAGAGACTGCGATCTGATATTGTATTGGGTATGGGCCCCGAGCCTATCTGGGTTGGTGAGTTTAATAAGACAAAGTTGATTGATGCACTCAACTGGTATAACTACTGTTATGATCATAAGAAAGCAAAAGAACTTATTGTGTCTTACTGCCGTCATGCAAAGTATGACAAGAAAACTATTCGGCATGTCGGATCAATTCCAGATTCTAAGATTACTTTGCAAGTTGCTTGGATATCCAGAATGATGCTTCAGGGAATGGTTCCTGATGAAACTACTCAAAAGTTTTTTGATGATGGAATGAAAATGCTCCTGAACTATAAGGGTGTTCGCATCAAAACTGTTGTCAAAAAGGATGTGCCCAAGGTTTCTGTGCAAGACAGAATATTAGAAAAAGCTCGTGAAGAAGCAGGCGAGATCGAAGGATTGATTGATGACTATATTGCATCTGGATGTAAGCAGAAATATGATTTGGAAAAGTATTTTGCTGGTAAGAAACTTAGTGCTGTAGTACTACAACGTATGTGTGAAATGTTTATCGACCCATCAAAAGAAATCACTCTTGCGATTGCTGGTGAAGATGAACAAATAAAAGAAGCGTACTCACACTTCACAAAACCTCAACTAAAAAAATTAGGTGAGTTTTATGATAACATAGTATCCACCACAAATAAATCTGCTATTGCAAACAAACCTACAAGGAAAAAACGCAGAGTCAAAGAGAAGCCTGTAACACAAATTGTATCTAAGGTAAAATTTCTTGAAGAACACTCCGGATTTAAATGTGTTCCCATAGAAAAGGTGGTGGGTGCTGATCAGGTATGGACTTACAACATAAAGACTAAGATGCTGGGTGTGTATAACTCCGACAATGCAAAAGGCTTAACTTTTAAAGGCACTACCCTGAAGAACTTCAACACAAAATCCAGTGTAGGGAAGCGGTTACGCAAACCTGAAGTTATTATTCCTGAGTTGATGGATGCGGGTAAAGTCAAGATCAAAAAGATTTTGCCACAACTAACTACAAAAGAACAAGGCTTGACAGGTCGCTTTAATTGTGATACAATAGTTCTGAAAATTACATAATAGGAAATCGTAATGATACTCGTGGATCTGAATCAGGTAATGATATCTAACTTAATGATGCAGCCTGGTATAACCAAGCATGTTGATGAAAACTTAATTCGACATATGGTTGCACTCGCACTAAAATCTTACAACGTTAAATTCAAACAAGACTATGGTGAGATAGTTATCTGCGCTGACGATAAGAACTACTGGAGAAGAGATATTTTCCCGTACTACAAAGCCTCGCGCAAAAAGTCTAGAGATGCATCACCATATAACTGGGCGCTCATCTTCGAAGTCCTGCATAAAATCAAAGACGAGTTGAAAGAAAACTTTCCATACAAAGTGCTGCAAGTTGCTGGAGCCGAAGCTGATGACATTATCGGAACTCTATGTCACCAGAACGGTGTCTTCTTGCGCAACGCCGACACGGAACGTATATTGATCTTGTCTAGTGATAAAGACTTTATGCAACTGCAGAAGTTTGTGAATGTCGATCAGTATAGCCCTATGGCTAAAAAGTTTATTCGCCCTGAAGGCAATCCCCATGCATATTTGTGTGAGCACATTATTCGTGGTGATCGTGGTGACGGTATTCCTAATATTCTATCTCAGGATGACACCTTTGTGTCGGAATCTAGACAGAAACCCATCAATACAAAGAAGCTAAATATGTGGTTGCAGCAACAACCACAAGAGTTTTGCAACGAAGAAATGATGAGGAACTATAACCGAAACCAGATCTTGATTGATCTGCAAAAAATTCCCGAGGCGCTGTCGGAAGATATTGTCAGTATGTACGAAACCACAGAATCTCGTGATAGGAGTCAGTTATTTAACTACTTCATGAAAAACAAAATGAAACAACTAATGGAACATCTACAGGAATTTTGATTATGTCTACTGTTACACAAAAACCGACTGATATTAGTCGAATGAATATCGGGGAGGTGTTTGAGCATATTTCTTCTCTGCCCGCTTCTACGCGCGGACCAGAAATAAAAAGAATTTGTGACATCGCACCGGAAATCAAACTTATCTTGCAACTGACATTCAACCAAAGTTATGAGTTTGATTTGCCTAAAGGTAAGCCACCGTTTGAGCCTTTAAACATTCCGGAAAATTTTGGGTACAAAAGATTGGGTAGAGAAATGAGAAAGTTTCGCTACTTTATGAAAACCCTGACACCCAATATGAAAAGGATAAAGCGAGAAAGTATCTTCATAGAAATGCTGGAAAGTGTTCCTGCTAAAGAGGCAGATGTTCTTGTCATGATCAAGGATAAAAAACTAAAATACAAAGGCATAACTAGGAAAGTCTTGATGGATAATATCCCCGAAATTTTTGATGGTGAAGAGTTGGGAAAGTCCAATGGGTAAAAGTAAAAGTAGAAATAGCTATAGAGGATTTCGTGAATTCTATGATGAATATGATGACCTCGTTCCTAAGAAAAAAAGACTAAACAGCAAGCGTAAAAATAAAACCAAGATTAGGGAAAAGCTGGAACAAATTGATATAAATAATTTAGATGATGATCGTCTTGAAGATTTGGAGGATTTTGAATGAGTACTAGAGCTACATTTGCATTTGTTTTGATATTACTTGGTGTTGCCACTGCGGTACCGTTTATCGCAATATGGTCATTCAACACACTGTTTCCACTAAATATTGAGTATGGCTTTGCTGAGTGGGTTGCGGCAGCAGTTGTTATTCAGATGTTTGGTGGTGCAAGATACATCACAGAAAATGTTAATAAAGGATTCAATCCAGATAAAAAAATGACAACTTTGACGGATTAAAAGGAGGGCCCCCTAAAATCCAGTTTCGTTATGGTAACATAAACTTAACAAGGAGACTTGCCTATGGTAGAAAGCCAACTAGAAGTGCTAAAGAAACATTCTAGGGAACTTGGAAAACGGATTTTCAAGCTAAACAGAAAAGGTAAAACTGAAGCGTCTTATAAAATGAAGAAAAAAAGAGCAACACTCGACGCTTCAATAGAACAAGTCACGATAAGGGGGTGATCCCATCTAACAAGCGCCTCGCAATGAGGCGCTTTACTTTTGGAGAATATTATGAATGGAAAAGGAAGCGGTCGAAGACCCTTGGCGGTAGGAAACAAAGAAGATTACATTGATGCGCATGCGAAGTTTGAAAGTCAGTGGGATATAATTTTTGGTGGTAAAAACAAAAAACATAGAGAAAGCACTCGTGTCAATATTAGCACACACTTTTCGCGCGAGGGCGGCCGAAAGGCTGAAGTTTGCCTCAGCGAAGACGGTTATTTTGTAGAGTTTTTTGAGGGTGATGTGCAAGTTGATGTTGTCGATGTTCGGGCACATTCTGTACATTATGCCGAAGATGTCGCAGAAAACTATGTTCTGGGCATCATAAACCCAAAAGAATCAAAGACTTAGATAGTGCTTGACATTACCCCAGAATTTTGATAAGATATGCATATACCAACTGAGGATTTATTATGATTGTATGTGCGATTGACGGAAGGTTCCCACAAAAGCGTCGAGTTGAGAAGTTTATTGATGATGTTGTCAACCATTTCTTTCCAAAAGATCTCAAGAAAAATGTGTTAATCATTACCAATATGAGAACCAACCTAGGCGACGACGCGGGGCAGTGCTGTAATGCGGGCGTCGTCCAGTTGGATTCTTCTGTTATGAAATCTGCTCAAGTTATCTCGGTGGAACTTTCTAGGAACATGGTTGACTATGACGATCAAGAACATTACCCTTACAGCATTAAAGAAATCGTGTCAACCTTAGCGCATGAACTTGTGCATGCAAAACAATACATTCGTGGGGAACTTACAGCAAAACAATACCGTTGGGCTGAAGAGTACAATGTAAAACATTCTGATATGCCTTGGGAAATCGAAGCATATGGAATGGAAGATGAGTTAGTTGATCTATACTGGTAAACAATAGGAGTTATATTATGATTAGAAAAGGCGAGGCACTACCGTCCGTTTTGTTTAACACTCGGGTGCGAGATGAAAGTATTGAGGGTCCAAATCCATATCGATGGGATCTAAAATCAAGTGGTGATTATTTTGAGGGCAAACGGGTTATCCTGTTTGGGCTGCCCGGCGCATTCACGCCGACGTGTTCCACCTATCAACTACCAACATTCGAGAAACTCTTCCCCGAGTTTAACGGATTGGGTATTGACGAGATTTATTGTATCTCAGTTAACGACGCATTTGTAATGAACGCTTGGGCAAAGGATCAATACCTGCAACACGTCAAAGTTATCCCCGATGGATCAGGAACATTTACTCGTGAAATTGGAATGTTGGTAGCGAAGGATAATGTAGGGTTTGGTTTGCGGTCTTGGCGGTATGCAATGGTTGTTGACAATGGTGTTGTGGAAGCATTTTTCCCCGAGGCTGGTATGACCGACAATCTGCACATTGATACGGATCCATACGAGATTTCTACACCAGAAAATCTCTTGGCATACTGCCGCACAAAATCTAGGGTGGCCGCATGAACGACACTTGGAACGGAGAGGCGCGAGGCACCTGGGTCTTAAAATCCAGCACCAGCGACGTAATGGTGTCTCGCATTAGAACCTGGCACCGCGATCGCAATCTAATTGAGGGCAGCACCGACAAGGATCAGTTCTGCAAACTCATTCAGGAGTGCGGGGAACTGTCAGACAATATGTGCAAAGGCAAAGATATGAAGGATGACATTGGTGATATCATGGTGGTGTTGATCAACATTATGGAACGCAATGGCTACTCTATGATGGATTGCCTAGAGCAAGCGTGGATTGATATCAAAGACCGTAAGGGTAAAATGATTGATGGTATTTTTGTTAAGGAAGGTGATGTATGAGTGATACAATTAAAGGCTTTATAGAAGCAGCCAAAGAAGGTGTTGTGACAGTGGAGTTTACGAAAGTTGGTACCGGCGAACTGCGAGTTATGCCGTGTACACTAAATGTAGAACTATCTCACCACAATGTTCCTGAGATCTTGGAACAAAAGGAAACTAACGACCACTTGGTTGTGTGGTGTTTGGACAAAGAAGCGTGGCGGTCATTTCGAGTAGAGACTGTCATTCGATGGTATACTGGCGCACCGGATGCTTAATTCGAGTAATGAATACTTAAGGAGTTATAAATGACACAGACAGAGCTTAATTTAGGTAGAGGGGAGGAATTAGCAGCACCGTACAACGGGCTATTCTTTTGTCACATTCGTGGTGGTATGTTTAGATGGCCCGAATTTATTTCATTTTTTAAAACCAAGAGGTTGTAATGGCTAGAAAAGATAACGATGTTGTGTATTTGAT